CTATCCGAGAAACACTACATATTTAGTTTTTTTGGAGGGCTATCATGGCCGATAATATTGCATCAGTTTATGCCGTACAGTACGGCACTAACATCTCGCTGCTTTTGCAGCAAAAGGGCTCCAAGCTGCGCACCTCTGTGCAGACTGGTTCGTACAAGGGCAAGGCGTCTGAAGTCGTCACGCAGTACGGTGCTACCGCTGCGCGCGCGGTTTCGACCCGCTACCAGCCGATCGTCCCGGTCAACACCCCGAACAACCGTCGTTGGGTGTTCCCGGAAGATTTCGACTGGGCTGACCTGATCGACAACTTCGACAAGCTCCGTCTCCTCGCTGACCCGCAGTCTGCCTATGCGCAGAACGGTCTGTACGCGATGGGCCGTGCGATGGACGATGTGATCATCAGCGGTATGCTCGGCGACAACAAGACGGGCGAAGCTGGTGGCACGACCACGCAGTTCGACTCGACCAACCAGCGCGTTGCTGTGAACTACGCTGCCTCTGGCAACGTGGGCCTCACGGTCGACAAGCTGCGTGAAGCGCGTCGCATCCTGATGGAGAACGAGGTTGATCTCGACGCGGAGCCGGTGTACTGCGCCATCTCTGCCGAGCAGCACGACGATCTCTTGGGCCAGATCCAAGTGGTCTCGAGCGACTTCAACAGCGACACTCCGGTGATGAAGGATGGCAAGGTGATGCAGTTCTTGGGCATCAACTTCATCCACACCGAGCGTCTGCCGACGACTTCGAGCCATCGTCGCTGCCCTGTGTGGGTGCCCTCGGGCGTTCACTTGGGTATGTGGAACGACATCATGTCTGACATCACGCAGCGTCGTGACCTGTCTTCGCACCCGTATCAGATCTATCTGATGGGTACCTTCGGTGCCACGCGCACGGAAGAGAAGAAGGTCGTTGACATCCTCTGCGCGGAATAAGGGAGTAAACGAAAATGGCAGTTGTAGCAGTTAAATCAACCCTTGTTACCAATGCAGACGCGTTGCCCGCAGTCCTCAACAGCCCTCGGGTTGATGGTGGCTTCGAGCGTATCGAGGTTGCGACGGTTGCGATCACCTCTGGTGATAACACCGGCTCGACTTACCGTTTGTTCCGCGTTCCCTCGAATGCGGTCATGACGGATCTGCGCATCTACTCGCCGGACATCGGCACGACGACGATCGCTGACATCGGCTTGTACCGTACCGCCAAGGATGGCGGCGCTGTGCAGGATGCTGACTTCTTCGCCTCGGCTCTGTCCCTCAAGGACGGCGCGCTCAACGGCGTGGATGTTCTGCACGAAGCTGCGGTGTTCACGATTGCGAACAGCGGCAAGGAGCTGTGGGACGCCCTCGGTCTCTCGGCTGACCCGTCGGTGTTCTACGATGTGGCTCTCACCCTGACTGCGGACGCTGATGCGACCGCGACGGTGAAGCTCATCGGTCGTTACGCGGCGTAATGAACAGGGGCGGGCTGGGTAACTGGCTCGCCCCTCTCTCCTTGGAGAAAGCAAATGGCAGATCGTTTCTACGGTATTGACCGCGGCGAACAAGGCGTTCGCAACGTCACCGAAGGCTCTGGCTCAACGGCAACGACAGACGTCGAAGTGCGCGTTGATCTGGCTGCAAACATGAGCAAGATTGAGGTTTTGCTGGCCCTTGATACGATCAAGGAAGCCATCACTCAAGATACTTGGCCTCCGGCTTAACGGTCTCGGGGTTTCCCGATGGCCGCTAGCAATGTAGCAATCGCAAACCTCGCGCTGACAAAGCTCGGGGATTTGCGCATTTTGAATCTCACGGATAACACCAAGCCTGCGCGCGAGGTGAATGCCGTGTTTGATATGACGCGGGACTATCTCCAGCGTCGCTTCTCTTGGCGGTTCTGCATCAAGCGGGCGAACCTTGCCGCTGATTCCAGCACCCCGCTGTGGGATTGGTCGTATCAGTACCAGATTCCGACAGACTGCCTGCGCATCTTGCAGGTTGGGCAATGGTATCCGACACCGGATCTTTCCGATCTGATCTCGACCGGCGGGCAGGAGTACGTCCTCGAGGGGAAGTACATTCTCTCGAATCAGGCTGGCCCGCTGAAGCTGCGATACCTCTCTCGAGTGACTGACCCGGTTCAGTTCGATACGGCGTTTGACATGGCATTCTCCGCATATCTTGCGTACCTTGTCGCCGAACCGCTGACCGCAAGCGCAGAGCAGAAACAGATGGCGTATAACGATTATCGTAATGCGATAAAGGATGCCGTCATCGCTAACGCAATCGAGAATCCACCGGAGTCGCTTGCCGACCAGACTTGGATCTTGGCGAGGCTGTAAGACATGGCGAAAAGCTCGCCTGCGATCTCTAACTTCAACGGCGGCGAGGTCGGCCCTCTCCTATCCGGTCGCGTCGATTTTGAGAAGTACAGCAGCTCCTGCTACAAGATGGAGCGATTCATCCCGACTGTGCAGGGGCCAGCCAAGCGCGGCACCGGCACCCGGTTCGTGCTGCCGATCAAGTATCAGGACAAGCGCTCGTATCTGAAGCGCTTTGAGTTCTCGTTCGATCAAGCCTATGTGCTCGAGTTCGGCGACCAGTATGTGCGCTTCTACACCGATCGAGGTGTGGTACTCGGTGACACACTTGACATCACCAACATCACGCAAGCGAACCCGGGCGTACTGACCTACACCGGCACCGATCCAGCCAACGGCGACTGGTTCTATGTGACCGGCGTCGAGGGCATGACGCAGATCAACAATCGCTATGTGCAGGTGTCAAACGTCAATGCCGGTGCGAATACCTTTGAGCTGAAAGACTGGTACGGCAACGCGATCAACACGACCGGTTATAGCGCATACGTCTTCAACGGCGATATGCAAAAGGTCTACGAGATCGCATCCCCTTACACCGAGGCCGATCTAACGAACCCAGAGGGCGGCTGCGCTCTTTCCATCGTCCAGTCAGGCGATGTGCTGTATATCGGCTGCGAAGGCTATGCGCCGCGCACGTTGACCCGTAGCGGCAACACGAGCTGGGCGTTTGCGACGTACTCGCCGACCGATGGCCCATTCCAGACGGAGCCGCTGGATACCAAGAATTTCACGCTGGGTGCCTCGACGGGTACCGGCGTCTCGCTCGCCTGCTCGACTAACGTCTTTGAGAACGAACACGTTGGGATGCTGTTCCGGCTGGAGCCGATCAACATCACGACGCCGCCGTGGGAAACGAATAAGAGCATCACAGCAAGCAACTTGCGCAAGTCTGATGGCAAGTATTACGAGGCCACCAACACCGCTACAACGGGCTCTGTGCGCCCTATACACGAAGAAGGAACCGAGTCTGACGGCGCGGTGACTTGGGAGTATCTGCATCCGGGCTATGTGATCGTCAAGATTACGGCGATTACGGACGCGCAGACGGCGACCTGCGACATCATCGGCCCGGGCATTGCTCCTGCCGAGGTGGTTGCTGGTGACGATTGCCGATACCGCATCGGTGCGTGGGGTACGGCGACAGGCGCTGCGTTCCCGTACAAGGTCGCCTTTTGGCGCGATCGGCTGTGGTTTGCTGGCAACCAGCAGATCTATGCGTCTGTGGCTGGCGACTATTCCTCAATGAGCCCGGATACCTTGGGCGAGATCCTTGCGGATAACTCGATCTCGCTGACCATATCGGTCGGCACGGTCGACAAGATCCGCTGGATGACGGCATCGGATGTGCTGCTCATCGGTACCGCAGGATCAGAGATCGCGGTGCAGGAGATCACGCCGAACCAAGTGCTGGGGCCAGAGAACGTCAAGTACGAGATCCAATCGGCTGAAGGCTCGAGAGAGCTAGAGCCGGTGCTGGTTGAGGATTCGGTGCTGTTCATCCGTATCGGTGGCCGTCGTGTCATTGAGCTGCGGTTCGACATTCAATCGGATTCGTGGGTTCCGCGCGACATGAACGTGCTGTACCCCGAGATCACCCAGTCTGGCATCGTCGAGATGGCGTACCAGAAGGAGCCGGACAATATCATCTGGATCATTCTGTCGAATGGTCGATTGCTCGGCATGACGTATGACCGAGAGCAGAACGTCTATGGCTGGCACCGTCACCCGCTTGGCGGAACATCTGCCAAGGCAGAGTCTGTGCAGGTCATCACCAGTCCAGATGCCGACGTCAACGACGTTTGGATCATTGCCAACAAGTCGGTCAACGGATCGACCCGGCGTTTTGTCGAATACTTTGCCGAAGCGTTTGAGCAGGACGATGACATCGAGGGCGCCGTGTTCCTCGACTCATCGCTCGAGTTTGACGGTAAGGTAAGCGAGTCATTGCAGCCCGGTACTGGCGCGAACGTGCGCGGATCGACAAACGTCACGTTCACGGTGACATCAGTTTTTGAACTGATCACGGAAGATGGTCTCGACTACATCACGACCGAAGCAGACGAACTGCTGGCGATGAACGATGACGTATTCACGGCTGGTGACGTAGGCCGCGAGATTCGGGTGCGTTACTTTGACGAGACCGCCCAGCAATGGTTGACGGGTCGCGCGCTGATTACCTCCTACGTCAGCGAAGAGCAGGTGCTTTGCACGATCCTCGCTCCGTTTCCGAATCTGAATGAGTTGCCGGTCAATGGCTGGCGGCTGACGTCGACGACTATTTCTGGCTTGTGGCACCTCGAGGGCACGACCGTCTCTGCTCTGGCTGACGGCGCAGAGATTGAGAATCTGACTGTGACCAACGGC